GAGACAGCAATTCCAGCCGCCGCGATTGCCCCAAGGCTTCCGACCATCACCGCCGTTTCTGCAGAAGCGGCTGACATGCCTGGAACGAATTGCTGTAGCGCGCTCACCGCCGCACGTGTTGCCTTGCCAGAGCCGAGCAATTGCTCCCTTAGCGCCGGAAACTCGAGCTTCAGGAGCTTGACCCCCTCGATTGCGCCCAGCACCTCAGCACCGACATTCGCCGTGCGTTCGAAGCCTGCACCGACACCACCGCCGATGTAGCCGATTGCGCCCGTGATCGCGCGCGTGCGGCTCTCAACGTCGCCGTAGACCTGTGCCTGTTCGCGCATGGCACGCAAGCGCCGCGCATAGTCCGCCATGCCGTCCGCGCCCTGCAACGTGTTGTCGGCGTCCTTGACGGCGCGCTGCATCTGCTCGATTTCGCTTGCAGTGTCGGATACCGCGCGGCGCAAGTCTTTCGTATTCCGCGCGGTACGGTCGGCGGCGCTGTCAAAGCGCTTCAGGCCGGACGACAGGCCGGACGTGTCGCCCAGCAGACGCTTGATCTCTGCGCGCAGCTTCTCGAAACGCTCTTCGAGTGCCCGCAGCCGTTCCACCGTCTGCCGCGATGTGGACGAATCGGCCTTCAGCCGGATGATGTAGTCGTGAACGCTCGTAGATTGCGGCATTAGAAACCGAAAGCCTCTCTCACGTTCTTGAAACGCTCAAGCCACCTCAGATACTCGAGGCAAGCGCCGAAGTCGTTTAGCAACGCCATGTCGTAGTTGAACACGCCCCACAGCTTGACCAGGACGCCAGCGTCTCTACCTGACAAGTACCAGAACTTGAAGAGCGGCAACACGACATCGGCAGGATAGTTAAAGCCTATGTCCGGCTCGATGATGTCGCCGCCCTCCTCATCGTCTTTCTGCGTTAGGTCTTCGAGGGTGCGCCGGACTTCTCGCTGCCAAGCAAGCCGGCGCTCAGCGCGTTTTTTCGTGCTTCCTCGTCCAGCCGGTGCGACGGCAACAGCGCCTTGTCGTTCGGCGGCGCGTCCACCGCTTCAAGCGCAGCGAACCAGGCGTCGAACAGCCTGCCGTCCATTTGCATGAACAGCTCATAGGCAGCGCGCCATTTGTCAGCCGGTGCACCGCTATCCGGAAACTCCACATCCACGCCTTCCATCTCCACAGTCTGCGCAGCAGCGCGGGCAAAGATAGTTTGGTACAGGCGCTCGGCGGCGTCTTTAGCATCCGGCAGCGAGTAAAGCACGCGCGACATGATCAGCGAGTGCCGGACAGTCTGCCGCTCGACCGTAATCCGCGCTTTGCCATACTCGAAGGTTTCGCGCGGCCACAGCGCCCCCACAGTCTTGTCCTTGCTCATCATGTCCCCCTTAGCTCACCCACTCGTACCAGATTTCGACCTTGTCGCCAGCAGCGGGCGCGGACGTGAACGTGACGACTTTCGTGGACGTGTTCACCGTGAAGTCGGTGGTCACCGTGAGCGCCGTGCCGTTCTTCCACACCTTCACACGCGCAGGCGTGCCCGTGCCGTCACCGGCGGGCGTGTGGTCGAGCGTGACGGTCGTTGCCGTGCCGTCACCGACGAAAGCGTGCAAGTCCACCCAATAGTCCGACGTGAACGGGATCATCACGCCATTGGTAACGCCTTCGTTAGCAAGACTGAACGCCTCACCCCAAGGGTACTGGTCTGCCGTCTGGATCGTCACGCTGAGCCGCGCGTTGATTTCGCCGCGCTCGTTGAGCGTGGACGGGCCAAGAACGCTCACCGACGCCTTTGGGATGATAAGCCCGAACTTCTTGGACAGCCCCACATACCCAGACGTGCGGCTTTTTGCCTCGCTCTGGAAGATCATGCACACGTCCTGCGGGGACGCTTCCTCACCGCCGAGCACGTGCAGCTCCGCACCGCCCAGCGTGCGCTTGGTCGTGCCTTCGAGCGCGACAAACAGGTCTTGGTCGTAGACCGCCATCTCGATGCTACCGGAAGGCGATGCGCTCAGAGGCCACACGAAAGCGCCAAGAAAGCGGTCGTCGCCAGTGATGTCAGTCTTGTCAGGCTCTGGAAGCTGAAAGTCGCCGGCCTTGACGCCCTGCACCTGGTACGAACCAGCATCAGAGCCATTGCTCAGCGAGCCGGTGATACCCATCGCATAGCCGGACGTATCCAGCAGGTGCACAATGCCTCGCCGGAAACCAGCTTGGATAGTTTGCGCTGCGTTTGCCATAGTTACTTCTCCTCACCTTTCTTTGCGCGCGCCTTCGGCTTTTCTTCAGCGAAAAGCTGCGCGGCCTTCACAACGATTTCGGCCAGTTCACGCTCGCCCATGCTCAGCGCTTCCCCTGGCGTTACCCTGTAGTACACGCCAGGCATGTTGGGCACAGGCACGGTCACAGCACCAGCCGCCAATTTTTTGCCTGATAGCGCAGAAACGCTGGTCGTGACCAGCACGCTTCCACCACGCCGTACTTCGAAGCCCTTGTCGTTCTTGTTCATACGTCTACCTCTTCGGCTCTACATAGCCGCTAACTTCTGTTTGGCACGTGATGTTTGCGCCGATGTACGCCTTTCCGGCGTGCAGCAACACACGGATGCCGGTATCGCCGCCTTGATGCAGGCTCAACCAGATAGCGCGTCCATCCGCTGTCGTGAGCGTCGGGTTCTCAGCCAGCGCTAGCATGGTCGCGTCAATCAGCGGCTTCAGCGAGGCCTCGGCGTCGCCGTCACGGCCATGCTCAACGCTACTCGCCATGATCTGCACGCGCCAGTTGCGGAACACCGTCAGGCTATCAGCGCCACCCTGCTCACGGTCGTATTGCGCCTCCATCGGCGTAAGCAGAATGCACGGCAACCACGCGCGATCAAGCGCTGGCGGGTAGTCCACGAAAACACGCTTAACGCCCGACACGGCGGCAAGGACCACCGCAAGCGCCGTCTGCTGTTCGATGATGGTCGGGATACTCATGCCACACGCGCCTTTCGGTATGTCTGTAGCGTTTCACGGATGTTCGTAGGCGCGCGGTTCGTGATGATGCGCGTGCCGTCAACGAACTGGATTTCCTCGCCTGCTGTCTGCACGGTGCGATACAGCCACGCGACCAGAGAGATGCAGGCCTGCTCGATGTTGCCCATCACCGCCCAGCGCGTGATGCTTGCGCCGTTGGCGTGTGACGCCGCCACCGTTCCGGCTTGCCCGCGCAGAACGGTTAGCTCGTTTGCGGCTGTGTCCACATCAACAACCGCCATGAACTCATCGTCAACGCGGATGACCTGTCCGGTCGCAAAGCGCGTTCTGTAGCGCGCGTCTTTGCCGTCAGCGTCAGCCACCGTGATCGTCGTCGCGCTTGCGTCAATGCCAGCAGCGTCCTGCACGGTGTCCAGCGTATCCACCCACGCGCGCGTGTAATCCTCGTGGTAGCCCCAAATGGCCGTGATGCTGATTGCCTCTTGCCAATCCGTATCATACGTCCAGTAAAGTCCAGCAGACGGCAACAGCTCAATCTCCCACTTGGGGTAGCGATTGCGCGGCATGAGCGCATATTGGCTGCTCGTCACGGTCGTGCCGTCGCCGTTGGTGATGCTCACCACGTCCAGCAGATCGTCGTAGATGTGCAGCGTCGTGCTGTCCACATCGTCACCGCGAGCATCATACGCGCGTGTGGCACGCTCCGGAAGAAACTGGCGATTGCAGAACTGGTGCACCATGTCGGTAGCCGCCACGATGAGATGCTGCAAGAAAGCATCGTCGTCAGCGTCCGCTGTCGTGAGCTTTAGCTGTTCCTTGACGGCCTCAAGCGTCGTCAAACCCAGCCCCGCAAACATCGTCATACGCCAAGCTCCTCGTCCATGACCTGCAACAGCCTATCCGCGATAATGTCGTCAAGCTCCGCCATGATCCGCGCCGTAACGGGTTCAGCCGCCGTCCAGCCCGTGTTGGCATGGAAAGGCTGCTGCTGACGGCCACCAACGTATTCCGCATAGTCCACGTCGTTGTAAACGCGGATTTCGGAAAGCCCGCCACGATAGTCACCGCGCACGTGCCAGCTATGCACATAGCGATGTGTGCGCCGGTATGGTATGCCGTGCCCAAAGCCGTTAGTGGCGAAGAACGCCCGACGCTGGCGCTCGGAAGCCCACTCAACGGGGTACACCACCGCGCCAGGCTCTTTTCGCAGCGTCTTATCCACCTCGCGCGATACGAACGGGCGCAGCTCGCGCTTAGCCCAGTCGCGCATGGTGTCCTCAAAGCCCTGCTCCGCCATGATCTGCAGGGCCTTGAGCCACTTCACGTTTTCGCCGTCAATCGTCACTTTGAACACAGCACACCCTCGGTAGTGGGGCGGCTCGCACCGCCCCGCCTGATACGTTAGACCGTGATGTTGTACAGCGCTGCCGACGCCTCGGTGTTGAAGCGTGCCAGAGCCAAGCGCAGCGTGCCAGTGATCTGCCACGCATCCAAAGCGCCGAAGAACTCGGACACAATCTTAACTTGGCGGCGGAAGCCAACGCGCCAACCAGGCCGGTACACAAGCACCATTTGGCCTTTGTCGTTGGTCAACAGCGTGTCAACCTTGCCGTCCGCTTGCGTGAGCGGCATGTGCGGGCTTACGATGACCGGAATGCCGTCAACGCGCGCCAGCTCGCCGGTGAGCACGGTAGCGTTCGGGCCGTACTTGTCAACCGTAGAAACCTCAGTCAAGCCCAGAAGCTTGTTATAGGTGCTCCAGTCGACGACCCAGGCCAGATTGGCAGGGTTGTAGGCATAGCGCGACGGAAGCAAAGCGCGCACAGAACGCAGCAAGGCCATGCTCGGGGCAGCGGCAGCATCAACTGCGTTAGCCGTATTGGTTACCAACGGCAACTTGCGCAAACCGTCAAATGCCAGGTACACGGCAGTTGACGGCGGCGCAGCATCATCGCTGTTGATGTTGCCAGTCGCGCCGGTCTCAGTATCGCCGTTCAGAATGGCGTTCTCGATGGCTTGCTGCAGTGCGTACATAACGCTTTGGTTGATCTCCGGCAGCGCGGCAACAATGCTGTCTTCCAACATCTCGGCGGACACAGGAACGCGCACGCCAATTTTCTTGGCAGTAAGCGTCACCTTGGCCGTGCCGACCTTGCTGTCCGGAATAGTGTTCCCAGAACCATAGGTGAGTTGCGTCTCATCCTCGGTCTCCGGAACAAGGTACGCGGTAGCATCACTCCCAGACGTGGGCAGCTCATACGGATTGGACGGCATGTCAATCTGATTGAACAGCGACAGCACGGGGTTGCCGTCAATAGCATCACGCCAGAGCTGGTTACTCCACATCGTGGCGATCCACTCTGCACCGTAACCAGTATTGGACGTATGCATCAGTTCGTCTGCCTTGACCGGAGCACCACCGCGCTTCACGACCAATTTTGCCTCTGCGGCCTTGTGCGCCAACGCACGCATGTAATGCTCGTCTGGCTTGACAAGGCCCTTCAGCGCAACGCCAAGCGCCATATCAAGCGCCGAAAGGTGGTCGTACTTGTCACCCACCTCAATCGCAGCCGCCTTCACACCAACGCCGCTAACATCAGGCTCTTCGGTGCTGCCAGGCAGCCGCTTGGCAGGCTCGGCCTTGGCTTGCGCCTTCAGCGCTTCAAGTTCCTTGCGTAGCGCTTCCGCTTCCTCGGCCTTGGCCTTCATCTCGGCCAGCTCACGTTCTTCCTCACGTTTGCTGAGCACCTGCTCAACAACTTCAGCAATCGCAGCAGGATCAAGCGCCTGCTCGTTCCGCTTAGCTTGCTCGCTCATCTCCATCTCCTTTTTGTCGTCATGCGCGTCTTTGCGCGCGCTCGCTTGCTTTTTGTCGTCGTGCGCTACTTTCGCAACAATCGCCCGATCCGCCCCGCTTGCGCCTTTCTGCTCTTGCTCAGCGTCGCCCTCATCGGCAACATCCAGCAGCAGCTTGGGCACGTCAAGGCCAATGCTCTTGTAGGCCATTGCCGCGCGTGCAGCATCCACGTCGTACACATATCCACCGCCCACCGTCCGCACGTCGGGGGCGTTCTGGTAGTTCACATCTCCGAAGGTGGCAGGGTCTGCCGGTGTGGGCGTGAGGCTACCCTCGACAATCGGCCACTTCTTGATTTCGCCGTTGCGTCCATACTCAACGAGGTAACCAAGCGCACCGGAAGACCAGCCAAGCGCTCCCTTGTCCACCAACTCAAGCACAGCTTGCACATACTCGTTTGCAAGCTCAAGCTGCGCCTCCACCCAAATACCGGTGTCATCCGCCTTCATGGTGTCAATCACGCCAATGACACGATCACGCATGGTCGTGTCCATGCCGTGATGGTACAGCAGCGGACGGCGGTCGTACCAATCCAGTCCGTAGTCCGTTTCTGGCGTGAAGTATTCGCCCTGCAAGTCCTTTCGCTGCTCGCTGCCATAGCGCACCAGGTAGCCGCCAATGCGCGAGCGATCCACGCTGCCGTCTGCGGCCTTCAGAAACCGCACCCTGTTGTCAGTCATTTGTCACCCCTCCACCATCGGCGGTATGCCCGTTATCGTGCTCGCAACCGTGTTCGCACACCGCACCATCTTCGCCTTTCCGCATACGCCGCAAGAAGCGACCGCGCGCCTTACCCTGCACGCGGACAAGCTTGCAATCGCAGTTGAAGCCGCCACATTCAAGCCTGTCCGATTGCGGCAACAGCCCCTTCTTTGCCCAATGCCGCATACGATGCCGCTGCCCGCTTAGCTTTGAGCAATCCCCACAATGCTCCTCTGTCAGGCCAAGCACCCACTCGTAAAGCCCGTTGCGGTCGGCGCTACCACGCCCGCGCTGGTAAAACGGCATAATGGACTTATTGAACCACATTGCGGGCTTCTGGTTCGCCTGCCCATCCGTGACACCGCC